TTCGTGCATTGAACCAGTATTGTTTACTCTACCATTTACAGAACCATACAAACTATTTATTATATCAACAATCTTACCTGCGTATTGAGATTCTTTGTTATACATTGACCTTGCTTTATTTAAAGAATCAATCAATCCACTTTTAACAAACACTTGAGTGTTAAATTTATTAACATCATTAATGTATGTATTTATAACATCAATAAAATTCATACTGTATTCATTATAACCATCTCTTTGTCTAGACTTACCATAATCTGGTATTGCTACCTTGATACCTCTAATAATCTCATCTATAGATTTACTGTCATGTTTCATATCTATTAATGCTGTATCTAATTCATCAAAGTGTTTCATCATTCCATCCATCATCTTAGCATTAAGTTGTTTTGTAAAATGGGGAAAGTAACCTTCTGAATATCTAGGCATTAATCTAGAACGTAAGTTTTCTTTTAACTCATTTAAGTTATCTACAGTAAGTTTAAAACCTTTTTTGTTTTCTATTTGCTTAATAACAATATTTATTTTTTCATCAATACCATTTCTTAATACTCTATAGGAATCTTCCATCAAAGAATTGTATTTTATCAATGGACTAATTACATCAGAAGATACTCCTAATTGTTCTAAATATGTGCGAGTTTCAGAATCAGTTAATCTTACAAGTTTTTTACCACTATCATATTGCTCAACTCTATTAATAGCATCTCTATCTCCGCCATCTGCTAATGCCTTTTCTGCCTTGTATTTAATATCTATAGCTTTAGGCATTTTATCTTCTACTACTTTTATAAAATCAACAAAAGTTTTTACAGAACCGCTATTTTCAAAATCTTGAAGTATTTTTTTTGCTTCGTTTTGTTCTGTTTCCGTTCCACTATCTAATGCCTTTATATAATCTATTTCTAATTGTCTGTGTTTCTTTAATGCAGAATTAAGTTTTGAAGTGCTAAATACACCAGTTATGCCACCAGATGCTCTTATTTGGTCAACTACATCTTTAAATTGTTTGTTAAGATTATCTTTTCTTTTGTTATCATTGTCAACTATCTTTCTAAGATTCTTTAAACTTTCTGCTAATACTGGGTCTCGTTTACCCAATACTGTTCCAACCATAAATCCTTCAGTAGTTTCAAACTGTGTAAACTTTCCACTATCTACCCTTTGAGCATATCTATTTAAGTCTCTTATAAAAGAATTTATATTACCACTAGTAAGAAATGCACCACCCTGTTCTGGACTCAACAACATAGCATATTCCATTTCTATATTAAATCTTGATTCAAACATTGACATAGCTGCTTGGTATGGAGATTGTATATTACGAGCAACCATATCTGTACTCGCCCATCTTTCTATACCATCAAGTAATTTTAATGCTTTTCTATTATATGTTTTATCGCAATCTACTTGCATTTTGCATATTCCTTCATCATTCTAAATGATTCATATCCAGAGTCTCTCATAGGATTCTGCCTAGCTCCTGTCATTAAATCTTCATGTACTTGATTAACACTTTTAAGCATACTTAGTAAAGTATTTGAAGACTTAATTTGTTTAGGTTTAAACTTTAAATATTTTAAATGAGTATACATAGGATTATCTTTTGCATGACGAGGTAATCCATTTTCATCAGCCATGGTAAATATATCTTTTTGAATCATTTCTAAAAATTGCTCATCATTGTCTAATCTTTTCTTTAAGTATTTCATAGGATTTAAATAATCTTTCCTAGATGAAAATTCATCTAAGTCATTTATTGAATCAAGAAAATCTTTATATTGCTCTTTTGATTTATCTGGCATCATGTCTGCGTAATTTGCATAAAATTCTGTTACTGATTTATTTATAGTTGACAATGGATTAGATGGTAACATTTGAGATAACCAATCAAAATCAGAATTATCTTCTCTCATTCTATTTTCTACATTTTTATTAAAAGGCATTAATCCAAATCGTTCCATATTAGAATCTGTTAAATTCATCATAGAAATATCTTTGTCAAAAAATCTTCTATAATGTTCATTGGACTCTATCATTCCACTCAATAACCACTCGCCCCATTTTTGAGATTGTTCTTTACTATCAACAGTATCGCCTAACTCTAACTTTCCATTCGCTAATCCAACTATGGTTTGCAATCCATGTCTGTATCTAGCACTTTCTTTGTAAGGCATTGCCACTGGTCTATTGTTAAATATTCCTATATCATCTCTGTTTCTAATCGGTTCCATATATGCATAAAGAAAATTTACTCCATGTTTTTCTATCATTGATATTAAATAATTTTGTCTTAACTCATAAACACTACCCATATCTCCTTTATGTTCTTCAACATATTTAAATACTTCATTGTTTGTTATAAGAGATTCTTTTCCATATGGGAATATTTCATCAAGCAATGTGTTAGAACCGTAAGTTTGTTTATTAAATTCTTTTATAGCTTTTAAATCTTTTATTGCTTCATCATCTTTTAATGTTTCAGTCCAACTATCATAACGAGTTCCATAGAAGTTTCTTAACATTGCGTTCATTGTATTTGCATGAATAATACTTGTTTTTAAGTCACTATCTTCTATAGCAACATAATTTTTGTATTTTAAATCTTTAGGATGTATTTTTCTTTTAACAGATTCTGGGTATTTTTCTCTAAGTTCATTAGTTAATTTGTTTATAACCCAATCTATATTTGATATTTTTTTCTTCTTCCACTTCCAAGCGTAATTAGTTTTTTCTATTTGTTTCTTTTTCTTGTCTAAGTTTTTAATTATTGCTACTTGCCTATTAAATCTTTGAGTATCGTTTTTTATTCCTTGCGATATTTCATCGGACCTATCAACAAAAGCATCCTGTTCTTCCTGTGTATTTCCTGTAGGTTCTTGTTGGTCAAATGGGTCTTGCAATCTTGCATAGTCTTCAAATCTAGAAGGACTAGATACTAGTCTATTATACCAATTATCTATTTCTTGAAATGTTTCTATATCTAAATTGTATTCTTTTTTATTTTCTAATAAATCTCTTGTACCTATCTGAACAGCGATTCTATCTAAATAATTGCCACCATCGCCTTTAGCAACATTTTCAACTGCATCTGCTATTGGTTC